CCTTTGTTGACTACCCACCAGCCACCCGGTTCTACGTTGAGTGCCTTTGAGTAACCTGCAAGCTGTCCTATGTAGCCGAAGGCATCATGCTCTTTCAGTGTTTCATAGTCCTTGAACTTATTGTTGTAAGACCAAGGTGATGCTGACTTAATATCATCCACTCGCTTTTGCATGATCAAGTCATGCGTGCCATCAATCTTATGCTTACCCAGAGTGAGTGTGGATTTGTATCCATCACTGAACTCAACACCAGCCTCCGTAAGTATTCCTTTAAACACAGCCTCGACGATATCACCGATCATCATGTTCATCAGGAAGTTAGCTGATGGTTCCAGCCCGTCTTCAGGTTGATTCTTATCAAACCATAACTGACAGTAGGGTCTGCCAATGTTTGACATGCGCATTGTGAACTTACGCTCACTCTGATTGAACTGCTTCTCAACAGCTTCTTTAACATCTTTGACAATGCGAGCAATCGTGGCATCGTTCATGCCACGCTTTGCCTTGCGAACATCCTCTAGATACTTATGTATCTTCATTTCAGCAGGATGATTCATGATTACTCCTCATCAATGTCGATGAAGTCTTCAACCAATGATTCATCTTCAGAAGACATCTTCTGATTGCCCATGTTCTCATTGTATGCATTCACAATGTACTGATTGTAATTGCCAATCCACTCAATAAAGTTAGCGAATGTATCCTGATCTGCCTCAGTCAATTCAATTGTACTTGAAAGATCAAGGCTCTGTGTGGGCAGGAAGAATGATGCACCTGTAGGTAGCTGACGCTCTTCAGATCCGCAATTAATCCAATGTTGTACTGGCAGACGCTTCTGTCGGCCAAGCTGTGCGAATGGCTCACCCATAGTCTTAAAGGCATCTTTGTTGTCTACTTCCCAGATGAATGGGGTTGTATCTACAGAGACCTCATTACCTTCTCCATCGACAACATTGTTCAGCTTCACTTCACCCAACAATACACGCACACGCTTGATCTGCTTGATCAGTGCCTTCGTGTCATCGGGCAGTGACTGAAAGTCTTCAATGTAACCTGCGGGCTTACCACAGTTAAAACCACCAGTGTTGTCTTTCAGATCGCCGTTAAGATCCTCAGCCATGAGAGTCTTCACGTAGTTCTTGTTCTCCGCATCGTAACGCTTGTACATAAAACGCTGTACGAACACACGGATGTCAGCACTGTCACCGTAGAAGTAGCTATCGTCAGGCATCTGAAGACGATACATACCTGCAGGTACAACCTCCATGTTCTTCATCTTACCTTTCACTTCAACCTGTCCCATGACTGGCTGATTCCAAATACGTAGACGTGGAAGAGTCGAGGACTTAGCCGGACCCTTGTTCATGTCTGCGCCCATGCCCATTGCCTGAGCCATCTCAGCGAAGTTACCGCTGTTTAGTGTTGCAATTTCTGTAGTCATATTACTAGACCTCCTGTTGTTCAAGCCAGTTTATACCAACTTTTGCCTCAAGCAAAAGGGGTACATTGAAATCAATATTGAATTTATTATCAATGAGTGATTTTAAATCTCTATTCATATCATTGATAAGTGTTATCACCTGCTGTTCCTCATCTGGGTGTATGTCAATCACAACTGAGTCATGCACTGAATTGACTAGCATTGACTCCATGCCCTGCAGTCTCTTCTGTAACTCAATCAGTACGACAGGCACGATATCTGCAGTGGCGAATGACTGCACTGGGTAGTTCTTAATCGCTGTGAAGTTAGTCACACTGCCATCACGTCTACGCTTCACATTAGGAAATGCAAACTGCCTACCGCTAGGTGTCGTAATCTTCTTATGTGTAAGAACTTCCTTGGCTAACTCCCTGTGCCATCTGGCAATTCCTTTGTACTTCTCAGTGAAGTGTTCATAGTACCTAGCCTCGGCAGGAGTGCGGCCATACCCTGTTGCCCCATACAGTGGTGCAAATGTGTGTGCCTTTGCGTCCTGCCTGCTCGTAGGTTGCCCAGCTTCCGTAATAATCTTTGCAGTGTACGAATGGACATCAAACCCCTCCGATACTTCCTTCATGGCTGTCTCATCCTGAGATAGGAATGCGGCAACACGGAACTCTAGCTGAGCGAAGTCCGCCTCCATGATCTTGCCACGTTCCCATCGTGACACGAAAACCCGCTTAACGGGAAAGGTGCTACCCCTTGGCATGTTCTGCATATTAGGATCACGCCCGGAGAATCTACCTGTTGATGTCATGTGCTGAGTAAGGCGAACATGAAGTCTGCTATCAGGCTTAGTGAATACAGAAATACCGTCCACGAAACTAGATAGATATGAATCCAACGCCGAAAGTCTGACGAGTTTAGATAAGAACGAAGCGGCTTCTTCCATTCCTTTGTTGGTTGATACATTTGCTAAATACTCCAGTTTGTCTTTACTTGTACTGAAACCATTCGCACTGTGCCACTTGGCAGATGGTGCACTGAACTTCAGCCCTGCTAGTTTAGGTAACTCTTTAAGTGTGTATCCTTTACCTGCGCATGTAGTACACTTCGTTGGGTTTTTATAATTACTACCATCCTTTTTCTTTTTATAAAAGGTGCCGTTGCCTTTGCACTCAGTGCACTTCATGGCTTTAGTGCGGCGAACAGGATCACTTGAACTATTAACGAAGCGTTTAAAGTCTTCCTGCTTCATATATGGATCAGCACCCATGACCCACTGTGTCTTATCCTTCGGCTTACGTGAGTAGATGACCCACGACAACTGCTCAGGTGAATTAAGATTAATTGGTGTGTCGCCCATTAGTTCCTTCACGTGTATGTCAAGGTCACGTTCAATCTGTGCTTTCTCCTGCTCAAATTGATTGCGCACCTCTTCAAGTGCATCGTGATCTACGTTGAATCCATTCCTGTAGATGTTAGAAATCACCATGCAAGTCTCCATGGTTAGCTCGACGATTGGATGCAGTGCCCTGTTTGCATCGTCACGCAAGTCAGCAGACTGATCGTAGTACAACTCCCATGTCGTACCTAAATCAGCGTACAGATAATCCTTCAACTCTTCGTAGGGTATCTGGCTGATAGCTAGCCCCTGACGCATGTACTCCTTGAGCGTGTCCTGCTTCTTAACAGCTAGGTCACGTCTCTCAGCTACAGCTTCCAACGACAGTGGTTCTTTCTGTCCTCGCTGAAGGACATACTCAGCAAGCATCGTATCGTAAATTGCACCATCGTATTTAAAGCCAGTCTCCCATAGCCACATCAAATCATGTGGTGCGTTATGTGCGATCAGTAACGTAGTCTTATCTAAGATCGCTTGGATCTCATCGCAGTCACGCTTCCTGTACTCATACTTACAATCATATTCATCGTGATCAAAGGTGTAGTGCTTAGCTTCCTCGCCCTCAACTTGTATGCCTATCATGACTAAGCTGTTTGTGGGTGTGAATGGATCTAAGTGTAGTTTGCCATCCGTCTTAGTGACATTGTTCTCAACATCAAGAACTATCTTCATACTGCATCGACCCTCTTAACCATATGCATCGGGACTTGATAGAAGTACTCACCCGAATAGACGTATTTGTTAGGAACTTCGACAGGCTCTAGTGTAGCTACATCATGTGACCAGAAAGTCATTGCATGTTTCATTGGTTTGTTCCAAATAAAAAACTGCGTAGGTGCATGAAAGAATTTCTTCTTGCGCTCTGGTAGGTGAACATTAGGGTATGGGAATTCAGATGCATCCCACACAATCTTTACCTCACACTCAACACAGAACTCAGTATCAATACCATAGGCCATCAAGTCCTGTGCGTATCTGTCGGGGTGCTCCCTGACTTCATATCCAAGTGACTCAAGATAACGTGTCGTTACATCACGAGCCTGTTGATCATATTTATTGTACAGTTCCCTGTCGAATCGCTTGCGCTGTGCTTCGGTCATACTTCATACCTACCAATGTAATAGTTCAGATTACATGTAATGCGCCCGTGATACCCAGTCAGTTTGTTCTTAGCGATATTGATGTGCCGCACAAATCCATCATCCTCAACACCTTCAACTGGAGGATCTTTAGCAATGAGTAACATCAAGTCAGCCTCACTGGCCTTGCCTGTCTTACTGCCCTCCATCATAGATTGATTAAGATTGGTACGCCCCTCAGCCTCAGCACTTAACTGAGACATGTAAAAGATGGCACAGCCATACTCCTTCGCAATCTGTCTCGCTTGGATGGCACAGATCTTCAGCCCCTCATGCGATTGATCCGGTCCGAACTTATCACCCATATCAAGCACGACAATGTCAGGATTGTATGTCTTACATACTAACTCAACCCAGTGCGTGTTCTGCCCAGTCGCATCCTTGATGTGAATATTCTGCTTCAGTTTAGCCCAACGCTGATGTGCCTCACGTGGATTGTCACGTATTTCACGCATCGTCATGCCACTCGCCGCTGTCAGGTAACGTGCACCTACACGGTGTGTTGCCTCTTCATTACACAGGACAACACAGTTAGCCCCTTGCGATGCGAATCCATTCGGACCTGCAATCAGGGAGGCATGGAAGGATGTCTTACCTGTGTTCGGTCTCGCACCACCGACAATCAAATGCCCTGCATTAACACCCTCCACATGCTGTGCGAGTGTAGGCAGGTTGAAGTGCCAACGAGTCTCTAAGTCATTCTTCTCCAAGAGTGTCTCAATATCTAAGTCATCCCACTCAATATTGAGGTCAGGTAGGAAGTCATCACGATAGTTCTGTACAAGCCTCCTGAGAGGCTCCAGAGAGCTTTGTGTGCCATTGACGTAGTCAAACCCTATGTTCGCAATTTCTTCGCCCAGATACTGCTGAAATAGCTTAGAGAGTATGTCATTGGCTACGTCCTTACCAATCGGTTGCTCCTCACGTAACTTAGCAAAGATCTTACGGTACACATCCTTCTGTGCTGTCGTCATGGTTGGGTCATTGGAAAAATACAAACCCTCAAGTTCATTCACTGTCAGATCACGATTGTATTTACCCATCGCCTCATCAATCAGTGTCTTGATCTTACCCATGTCCTTACTGAACAGTCGGTGCGGGCATTTATCTCCTTTATACTCATCGTAGAAATCTTTATTCAGTAGGCTCTTCAGTAGTGCCAGTTCCATTCTTGTTCTCTCCGCCAAATATTCTGTCCCAGTTTTCACTGTACTTCTTCTGATTCACGGGGCGGAGTGTATCACCCTTGCCGCCATCGGATCTAGTCCATGAGGGTCTGTCACGATTAGCAATCCAATCGTTGTTCTTCTCCCGCATGGAATCACGCCACGAGTGTTTACTCATCTTCTTCACCATCCTCATAATCATCCCACCATGGGAAGCCGTCAAAGTCGAGTGGTACGTGATCCACCTTGAACTGGTCAATCAGTAGGTCAGTCGCTTCAATGCGTCTGCTGATCTCAAATGCATCCTGCTCAAGATCATTGAGTACAAAGATGTTACAAGTCACCCCGTTCTTGACGTTAATATAATCGTTGATGAATCTCTGACGCATGTTCTCTAAACTATGTAAAAACAAAGCATCGGACACTTCATACAGTGCCTCTTGCACGTACTCGTTGTCACTCAGCTTGTCAATTATTTCATTTAGTTTCATTGCATTCTCTCCTGTTTCACACTTTTATGCGCTGATAAGTGTACACAAAACACACTTTTTCGCACATGTTCTGTATACTTACGTTAACAATGTACAACATATGTAACATTAACGAGGCCACTCATGGTCACACTCAGGGCACATCCACTGTGTGGTCATATCCCGTTCCATATCATAAATGCCAATGCGCTTACCCCACCGGCCTGTCGTACGT